TTTCTTCAATTTCAATTTGAATATCCGTTAATTTCTCTTTATTTTTTTCTTCTACTTGATTTATCGTATCTTCCATATCTGCAAGTAATTGTTCTTTTTCATGTTCACTTAACCAACCATCTTCACCGATGCCTTTAGCTTCGGCAGCTGCAAGTCTTTGTGCAATAGTTGCAAGTTTAATTAAGTGGTCATCATTCTTAACCGATACCTCAATCAAATCTTTTATGATTGGTGCAATTACCGTTGCCTCACCTACATTACGAATTAATTTTCTCAAAGATTCAATTAATTCAGAAATGTTTTTCTTTTTATTTTGTTGATTTTCGTATATATCTTTAAATAATGATGATAAATTTTTACCATCAAATAATTGAAATTCGTTTGCCATTTTATATGTTTATGTACTAATAATTATTTACTTATTAAAAACTTACCCAAAATCAAGTAATCCATATCACAATTATGAAATGTCCAAATTGCTTTTTGTGGGTCATTTGTCATTGTGTGGTCTTTTAAGTTAAATGATGTATTTAATAAAATAGGTGTTCCTGTTAGTTTTTCGAACTCCTTTAATAAGTCATAGTAAAGTGGGTTATCTTCTCTTTTAAGTGTCTGTATCCTTGCCGAATTGTCAACATGGGTTACTGATGGAATGTTTACTCCATTTTTAACTTTGACAACCTGATTCATATAAGGAACATCTTCTTCTGATAGAAAATACTTTTGATAATCTTCAATTGTAACCGATGGTGCAAACGGCCTAAACATCTCTCTCTTTTTGACAACCTTATTAATTCTATCTCTAATATCCGGCAAATGTGGATTACCCAATATAGAACGATTACCCAATGCTCTTGCACCAAATTCAGTTCTACCTTGAAACCAACCTATAATGTTACCTTCATCAATTAATTTTGCAACCGATTTACACAACATCTCATTGGTATCGAACATTTCAACTTTACTTCTATTGTTTTGCAATATGATTTTAAGTAATTCAGTACTATTCCATTCTTCACCTAAATATGGAGATTGATTATCACCACCTTTTACTTTTGGATTGCCTAATACAATATGATGTTGATATAAACATGCACCAATTGCAGAACCCGAATCTGATGGTGCAAATGGAATCCAAACATTTTTGATATTTGTATGTTTTTTTATTTTACCATTAGCAGTTCCGTTATATGCACATCCACCACCTAATACTAAATTTTCACATTCCCAAATATTAGTAATTCTATTGATAATGAAATATAATGCACTTTCATACCACTTTTGTAATGCGGCAGCTAGGTCTTTATGATGTTGTTCAATTGGTTCATCTTTAAATCTTGGTGGAAATCCAATTAAATCAATAAGTTTTTCATTAAACATATCATTATCCGATGTGTGCCATGTAAAGTAAGACATATCCATTTTTACAATATCAAATTCACCACCTATTGTTACAACTTTATCAAATACACTATGATATCTAGCATCATCACCATATGGAGCCAGTCCCATCACTTTATATTCACCTTCGTTTGGTTTAAATCCTAAATACGCCGTAAATGCCGAATAAATCAACCCCAAAGAATGTGGAAATTGTAATGTTTGTATTTTATGAAACCCTTTACTATCACACATTGTGGCGTATACCGAATGTCTTTCACCAACTCCGTCAATTGACAAACCTATTGTTGTATCAAATGGTGATGTATAATATGAAAGTGCTAAATGTGATAAATGATGATGTGTATAGGTAATAATTCCTTCATATCCAATAGATTTCAATATTTTTTTTAAATTACCTTCGGTTTCATTCCATCTTTTATTAAACTTTCTCCACTTCATTGGGTATCTTAAACCACCCCACTTTCCTATTGTTTCTTTAACTCTTTCATACTTATCATTTGGGTTTTCATACCAACAAACCATATCAATTTCATCAATTGTTATTTTTGTATATTCTAAACACCATTGAATTGCTTTAAATGGAAAAGAACTATCGTGTTTAATTCCTGATAGTTTCTCCTCTTCGATTGCACATATAACTTTACCATCTATAACAATTGTAGCTGCTGAATCGTGGTAAAATCCTGATAAACCTAATTGTATCATACTTAAATTTTTATATCACCATATTTGTCATATTCATTATATAGTTCCATTTGCCTTTCTTTCATTTTGTTGACAACTTTGGTTATATAATGTGTAGGGTGTCCTGTCATTTCTCTAATAAGTAAATATAATGATTTTTTATTAAAGTTTTCAATAAATTCAGCTCTACGGAATAATTCTAATACTGAGTCTGCAATCTGTAAATCTCTTTTCTTTGGAAAATAATTCTCCAAATGTTTATCCCAATATTGTAACATTCTAACATTAAAAGTTCTAAATTCGTCATTTCTTTCCTCCTCTCTAAAGTTATTTTCAGTATCAAATGATTCAGGTAAACCAGACATTATATCCGTATCTTTATATCTTTTGTAATTTGCATTATTATTTAAAATAAGATAGTTTCTTGCAACAATAGTAAAATAAGAGAATGCTTTACCTTTACCACTCTTATACATGTGTATTTTTTCAATCATAAATGTAACAACCTCTGCCATTACATCTTTTGGGTCATCATCAAAATAAGTAAATTTCCATTTATTATAAACTATTTCTGCAAGTTTGTCAAATGCAGATGCAATTCTTTCTCTATATAATTTATCTTTAATATATTGGTCATCGGTTAGATTATATTCAATAATAGCATCTTCCGTATCTTTTGTAAAATATTGACGATTCGGCCCCCTTTTCTTTCTAATTGGCATTTTGTTGTGTTTTGAATTTTTCGATGGTTTCTTTTATTTGATAAAATATAGAACCTACTTCATCGTCCTTCTCAAACATTTCACGAGAATCGATTTCTCTTAATGCCTCCAGTAATGCTTCGTTTCTTTCTAATTCCGTTTGTAAAAATACATCATTATCTTCGATGATATCTTCGTATTTTTCTAATTTTTGTAAAAGATTATAAATTACAAATAATGATGCAACTACTAATACTGATAATATTGTGATTATTGTGTATAACATAATTAAACGATTTCGTATCCTTGTAAAAAATATTTGTTTGCATTTTTGTATTTGATTTCAACCATTTCACCTTGTGGAGATTTCATTACAATTTTATCGTTTCTACCATAACTAACTCTTTTGACAACCTGTGTATTATAAACTCTATCTTTGATTGTAAATCCGTCTAAATGGTCAATTTCGTGTTGAACTATAACTGTCATCATAGTTTCCTTAGATACTGACTTATTTTGTTCATCACCTTCTGGATTAATTTCAAATGTTAATTCACCCAAATTATCCGTAGCTATAACAACTTTAGAAGCTCTAATTGTTTTGATTGGAGACCTTAATGTTGATGGTATAGATAAACAACCTTCAAAGAATAAAAATCCTTCTTTTGACTTTTCTTTAATTATTGGATTTACTAAGAATAATTCTTCATCACCAAGCTGGATTAAACATGCTCTTTTTTTAATTCCAATTTGTGTTGCAGAAATTCCCAATCCTGGATGTTTTACCAAAGCTTCACTTAATTGTAATCTTAATTCATCATATTCTTGTTGTGTAATTTCTGTTTTAGGAGTCGGTGTTTTAAGATACTCCGTAAACTCTTTTGTTGTTAGTCCATTAGAACCTTTGTCAACTATTAATTTCATATTTTATTTTTTTAATCCGTATTTTATCCACTTATACCAAACTCTTTCGTGAATGTAATATTGAATGGGTTTATAAATCAATTCTGCTACTCCAAATGTTGCACCTATTTTAATATCACCACTTACCCACCACATTATACCAAATCCAATTAAAGTTGATACAATACGATATGAAATGGTTTTGGCAATATGTCTTTTACGCTCTACTACCATCTTCTTTATCTATGTTATAAATAATTACATCACCATTTGAGTCAATGTATTTTTGTCTAATTGCAGTTCCACTAATTTTTTCTATTTCTTTTGGGGGTTCGTGATATATAACCTCATATCCAACACCTCTACCATAGTTTACACTTTCAATGTCTGGAATAATCGATAACAATATTTTATCCCAATTGTTTGTAAAAAATGGTTCTTTTTGTAATTCTTGTAATACTTCTTGTGCTGATTTAGGATTATTTTCATCCTTTTGTACATCTCTAATTGCAACCCAACAATTTTTTCCGTTTTCTAATTGTTGATTGATTAACCACTCATGTCCTTTGTGCCATGTTTGCCATCTTCCGATGAATAATGCATATTTTTTCATAAATTATAATTTCGTATTTCTAATATACGAAAATAATTCTAATTTACCAAATATTAATAAGTTTTAATATTTTCATTTTCACTTCTCAATCTGGATAACTCTCTAACATTACCACCCTTAGTTGATAACCAATAATTAACGGCCTTTGGGTTATTTATCCATAAATTTCTTTTATTCCAAGGAAATTCTGGATGCATATACTCTTCCCATTTTAAATCTGGAAGGTTTTCTTCTACATTTTCAGAAGTAGGTGTATCATCAACCACAACATCAGTAGATTCAACATTTGTATCTTCTTCTTTTTTGTTAGTCTCATTTTTTTCGTTTTCGTTAACAATATTATCTCCGTAAACCTCATATAAACCCAATTTTTCATCATTTTCCATCATTTCAACTAAAATTTCTTTTTGTTTTTGTTTTTTATTCGAAATTAACCCGTTGAATGCGATAATAAGTGCGACTGCCAATGGGTCAAACACTATTACAATCAAAAATATGAAGAATTTTACAACATTTTTCAGTTCCATACCAAATGCTTCGGCAATAAACCTAAAACCACCAACTTCTTTCTCCAAATCTAAGTTTGAGGTCTTAATTTCGTTGATTTTTTCGTTATTTTTAGCATTTTCTGTTTGTAAACCTTCAATTTTTTTGTTAATTTGAGCTGTTTGTCTATCTTTTTGGTCAATTGAACGTAAAAGACGAGAATTTACCTTACCTTTGTCTAAAATTGTGTTTTGTGTTGAGGATAACTGACCCAATTGGGCGTTTAATTGGGTAATTTGAGCGGTATTTTGGTCAATTTTCGTAGTATAGACTAAAACTTCTCTATCTACCTGTTGCAATTTTAAGGACTGAGATTGGAATGCATTGGAAAGATATCCAAATATACCCGCAGAAGTGATTAACATCAGTAATGCAACTGCAGAGGTCAAATACCACTTATTAAACCCCTTAATGTTTTCCCACTCTTGTTTTAAATAAGTTGCTGCAACTAACTTTGCAAACTCTAATGCACCGGCCATTACCATAACTGATACGGCTGCTCCACTAAATAGAACACCCAAACCTGTTACGGAGAAGTAAGCTGCACATCCGGCAATAATTAGTGCAGAAAATCCGACTAAGTATTTAAGCCAATTCATTTATCGATTGATTCTGGTTAATTCGGCAACTCTCTCTACTATCTTTCTTGCATCTTCTAAAGTAGTGTGAGCAACTGATGGTGTCATTGATTGTGCACCAGTAATTCCGTTTTGTAAAATCCTTAATTTTCCGTCTAAAGATTCTAATAACATTTGTATTTTTTCGTTGTATATCATAGTAATAAATATTTGTTTATAATAAAAAAGGTAGAAGTGTTTAATCTCCTACCTTTTCAATATACGAAAAATAACTGAATTAACCTAATTTCGGGGTTAATTTTTTTGGTTTGGACTCTTCTTTTCTTTCAATAGTAATTAAGAGAATACCATTTTTAATTTCAGCTTTTGCTTTTTTACCATCAAAGTTTTTACCTACGGTAACTCTTTCTTCAATGTCTGAAATTAATTGATTGAAAGGATTTTCTTTGTCCTCTTTTGTTTTTTTGGCTTTGATTTCAATCTTGTCCTCAAAACAATTGATTTCAATATCATCAGGATTGTGTCCTAATACTGATAATGCAATTGATGCAGATTCATCTTTAATGTCTACTGCAAATTTGTTTTGAACATAAGTTGTTTTTGTTTTTGATTGTTCGATTGGAAAAAATTCTTCAAACAATTTACTGTAATCAATCATGTACATAATATAAATGTTTTTAGTTAATAATACTCTATATAGTCCAAATACTATACCAAAGGACTACTTTTGACATTTTGACATTAAATTATGTTATCTTGTCTTTCAATGATTGTAGACATATGGTCTGCCCAATGCATAATAAATTGTAACTTATAAACCAATTGTTTCTTTAAGTCGTGACCTGCTAAATACTTTTGATTATCTTCATCATACATACCATCGGTAAGTTTAATTGCAAAATATTCTTTCTCATTATACTGAATGCCGTAATGGTTCAATGTAAAAAAAGTTCTATCGGTTAGTGTCATATATGGAATATTCTCATTACGAACAAATAAAGTTCCGTATTTTTTTTGAGACCACTCTTCCTGGTTTGGTAAATAATGTAATTCACCTTTAACACCCAGCTTTCCTAAATCGTGATGTAGACAACTAAATATCAATTCTTCTTCGGTGAAATCAATCTCTCCACCCTGTGATACAAATAGGTCTCTCATTTTAAGAGCGTTCTTACATACATTAAAGATGTGGTCTATATACCCACCTATATATGCGTTATGATAGTGTTTTGAGCCAGATGCGGCCGATAGTGTAAGGTTAACACCCAATTCTTCTTCGGAATACATATGGAGTAATTTCTCCAATCTTTCTCCTGTGAAATATTTTTTAATTATACCTATAAATCGGTCATAATTTGCTTTTAATTCTTGTTCTGTCTTTTGTTTCATAATTTAGAGTTTAATTGTTTATAATACTCTAATATACGACAAATTTTTGATAATACCAAATTTAAATTAATGAACTTAATTTTAAATTTTTAGATACCCATACTGCCATTATTTCTCTACAACCAGATGTTATTTCTTTAACTTCATGATATTCGGTTTTGCCGTCAAATGTTACCATATCTCCTTTTTTAAAATCAATCAACTCTTCATTAACATATAATTGTCCCCCTTCAAAATTATCATTTAACATAATCAAATATGTTTTACTTGATTTGATGTCCAAATGTTTTTTAGCAAAATATCCAGATTCATATTTTATATAATGTAATGAATATATTATTTCATCTTTTTCTAATGTTATATATTTTGATATGGTATCGACCAATATATTATTAGTTAAATCACAATAAAATATATCTTTTAAATTTATTACGTTTTTAAAATCGTGATATGATTTTATTTTATTGTTTTCATTTCCAAAATTATAATTTTTTAATATTATATCAATATCGTTATAATCAATTTTATTTTTAAATATCTCCATAATTTATATAATTTTATTTGTTTTATTCTCAAATTTTACAATTGGTTCATTCGTATTTAATAAACTATAAATTTTTTTGTAAAAGTCATAACAACCTTGCCAACCTGGATGCCAATCCATTGGATTACCCCCTTCATCCGCAATAGAAGATACTTGTATTAATTCTACAAACTCTTTTGTTTTTTCATAAAAATCATCATTCCACGTTACAAATATTGGTTCATATTCTTTATAAAAATATTTTAACTTTTTAATAAATAGTATTTCATCGTTTCTACCGTCAGCAAGCCAACTTTCCGTTTCTTTAACTCTTAATTCTAATAATTTTTTTGCAAACGATTTGTCTTTATACCACTCCCAATTTAAATATTTTATATTGTGATTCGTTTCTCTATCTCCAAAATATCTTCTTGGAAATCTTCCAGGTGCAGTAAATACGATTACGATTCTATCTCCTTCTCTATGATTTGGAATATTTCCAGTTTGATAAACTATTGAATGATTATCAGAACCATATTTACCGAAATTTATAATATTATAGTGATTAGATAAATAATCAACCCAATGTATTTTAGGTAAATCCCAATCAACAAAGCTATCTCCACATATATAAAGGTTTGGCTTCATATTAATTTATTTGTTTCTAATTTTATGTGTTCATTTTGTAAAAACCAAATTAATGAATATCTATCTCCTTCTAAAATGGGTGTTATTTCGTGTTCAATTCTTACATCAAATATATAGGTATTTCCTATTTCTTTATTTAACACATATTCATCCGAATTATATAATTTAAAATTTCCTCCCTCAAAATCATCATTCAATAATACACCCACTGCGTAAACTCTATTATCTCTAATATCATTATGTTTTCCAAACCATGCACCTTTTGTAAATTTATGAAAATGTATCCTTTTGTTTATTGTTCTGATTGTAATGTTTGTTTCCTTTTGTAAAAACTCCTTCAACTTATCAAATAACCAAATAGTATTTTTATTATATTCTATACTCATTGATTCATACATTCTATCTTTATAGTTCCAATTTTGTTTTTTTGATTTTGATATATCAATAATTGATTGACATTCTTGTTGATTAAATAATATTTTTTGTTTTAATATCATAAAAGTTTTGATAAGTTTTTTCTTAATTTGTGTTTTTTAATTATATCATTCATATTATGAATGCACATTTGATTAAAACAAACTTTATTTATTTGATTTAAAAATTCTTTAAATTCAGGGTGTGATTCTGACCATATTTGTTTTATTAAAAATTCACCATCTGTATATGTTCCCCAATTTGTAATTTTATTAAAATATATTTCAACCTTTTCTTTAAGTATATTTTTCATCAATTTATAAAATGAGTCCATCTCTGTGTAATTTGTATCTTGTACAACGAATGAAGTTCTAACTTTTTTTATTGTTTCACATTTAGAAATAAAATTTAAGTTTTCAATTAAAACGCCCCAATCCCCACCTCTTCTAATAATTTCATATGTTTTTTGAGTTGATGCATCTATACTTATTTCTATTGTTTTTATTAAATGGTGTATGTGGCTTAAACTATTCCACATTTTTTCATTTAATAATAATCCATTGGTATGTAAATGAATTTGTTTTATATTTGGGAATTTTTTATTATCAAAATTTAGTAATAATTTTCTAATTGATTTGGATGCAAATGGGTCTGCAGAACCTGAAAGATATAACATCTTTATATTTTTACCATAAACATCAACAATTTTATTTATTGTATTATCAATAAATTCCAATTCCGCTCCATCCGCCATAATTGCCACATTTCTACAAGATGGACATGATAGATTACAACTTCTATCAAATGCAAAATTAATATTAGTCGGGCCGTTTTTATAATCATTAACATTAAAATTGGTTATATGTTTAAACCCCTGTGGTATGTTTTTATTAATTAACAATTCAGACAAATACGGACATTGTGTTTTTGAACAATATTTGTATGAACCATCTAAAATTGATTCTTGTATTTTTTTTAATTCGTCACTCTCCCAAGCAGTTTCAATATCTTTTAAATTGGAAATTTTATTGGGTAACCAAGATGGACAACAACTATATATTCCATTTTTATGTGCTTCTAAATATTCAAATGGAGTTGTACATATATATTTTTTTAGTATTTCTTCGTTTGTATCCATTTCATCTTACATTAATGTTTTTTTATTTTTGAAAGCTGGAATAGTAAATAAAACATTTGCTGCGATAACAACTCTATCCTTATCCGAATTTGGAGATGTTTCGGGTCTATGATATAACCCTGCAGGGAAAACAAATAGTTCATCTTCTTCAGGTAAAATGAGTATATCTTGTTCATTATGTATAAACCCCAATCTACCATCTTTTTTTTCTAAATTATTTGGCATTTGAGCATAATATGTAAAGGTATAATCACTTATTATGGAACTTTTGACTGTTTTTGAAAATTCCATATGATTATGCCAATGGGATTGTGTAGTGTCACTTCTTAATATAAGAGCCCATGGATAGATACAATAATCTGCATTTTCAATATTTTTATCTTTATAAAATAACTCTTTACATTTTTCTACACCAAAATTAAGTATATAATCTATCTCTTTACATTTTAATATAAGCTCTGTTTGGATACCTGGATAGTCGTATGATAAATTATGAGAAAATAATCCTACATTTTCATAAATTTTTCTAATCAAATCTTCCTTTACAAATGGAAAATTTACTTTGTATCTATGTACATTCATTTCATTAATCATATTAAGCTATTTTTACTTTTTATTTTAATATCGTTTTCAATAATCCAACCACTTATTGAATATCTTTTATAGGTTTTATCAACTATTTCATCGACGAGATGTAAATCTTTAATATTTTCAACATCAAATATATTTAAACTATTAAATTTAGGTAATAATTTATGTGTAATATTATCATTTTTATCAACAAATTGCAAGCACCCACCTTTACTTTCATCTACATCTTTTGTTAAATTATAAACAAATGCATATTTTCTATCAAACACCGAATCATTGTGTTTTGAAAGAAAACTACCATATGTATATTTTGAAATAAAAATACTTTGAGGTATGAAAAATTTGTCATTAAGTAAATTACTTAATTTAAATTCAAAATTTAACATTTTTAATAAATCATAGATAAATTCTGTATTTTCAATCTTTTCAAACCAATAAGAAAATTCACCTTTTTTAAATTTAGATTTTTCAAATTCATAAGATTTTTTATGATTAGAAGATGTTATCCAATCTTGTTGTGAATCTATTATTTTATATATAGTTTCTGCAGTTTGTTCAGATAAAAAATTTTCTATCTGTGTTGGTTTGGTTTTTAATTCTTCTATATAATTCATATATTATATTAAATTTATTTTATTTTGAAATCTTGATTCAAAGGTATTCCATAAAAAATTTTTTAAATCATCGTTTAATATAATTTTATTATTTTCTTTTTTTGTTTCATTAGTTTTTACTATTTTTAATTCTACACCAAATTTTTGGTATATAAAACTTGTAAATTTATCTAATTCTGTAATATCAAATTCGTATGTACATTTTTCATTTTCAGTCCAAAAGTTTTTAGAACCAAAAATACATAAAGTGCCAGTTAAATTTTTATTTATTTTAGTAAAAAAACCATTGTAACAATCCCGCATTTCTTCTAAATTTTCTGAATATATTGCATTTGCAAAATTAGTATTGAAATGTTTGTAGATAAATTCATTATCAACATCTTTCCAATCTATAATTAGTTCATTTTTATGTGTGTTTTTAGAAACATCAAAAAAAAATTCTAATGCACTTAACCATCTATCAAACCAATTTCTATTAATACAAAACGTTTCTTTTATTCCAAACTCATTTATACATTGACTTTTTCTTAAATGGTAGTGTTTTAAATTACTTTTACTATTTTTAATAAATGATTCTATTAAAGGTGATTTTTTAATTTTTAAAACTGACGATTCAAATGAATTTATTAAAGAAACAGATGCACACCTTGGTATTGAAATCCAAATAAGTTCGTTATTTATGAGTAACATATTAAAATATTTTTATAGTAACCTCTTTGATTCTGATTTTACTTTTGTAAAAAATTCATCATCTACATCTTTCCATTTACCTTTTGGACATGGATTTTGATTCTCTGAAAATATTTTTTTGGATATCGGACACCCACATGCCGAACAAATAGGTTTTGTTAATATAAGTTTTTTATACTCACATCCATTACATATGTTAGCTCTATTTAATGCCAACAATCTTTGGGATTCAGTTGGATTAAATGAAATTATCCAAGCATTAATTATTTCAGTAAAATTCATAACTTATTAATTGAAAAAATTTAAGAATTGTCACTTACTATTAATGCACCTATTTGGGTCATTATAGTATTAATTGTTGTAATTTCTTGTATAGTCATTTTATTAAATATTTTATTTTATTATAAATACAAACAAACTCTACCACCATCATAACAAGGGTTATTATAATTGTAAGTACAGGTTTCGTACATTTTATTACATCCACCAGCTCCGATACCAAATACGAAACAACGTTGGCATTGAAAGTTATGTTCGATTGCTACAAACATACCATCATCGGTTTTAGTTAAGAATAAGTGTTCATCCTGAACTCCAATCTGCCATCCATCAAATCCTTCTACACTATTTGTTATATTTGTTACAGTTTTTTCGTTTACTTCAATTGTTTCTAAATTATCCGTTTGTACTAAAAGTATTTTATCACCTATTTGTAACATATCTACTTCTTCATCTTCGGAATGAAGTTTTGTCCATTTAACAATATCACCTCTCTTTATAAGATATTGTGATATGGATGTATCCTGCCATGTTGTATTATCATCAAATGTAATTGTTGTCATTGGTGATAATACATTTGATTTTGTTTTAAACTGAACGACATTTGTACTAAATGTTGAATTTGATAAAAATTCATTAAAATCAACTTGATAATTTCGTAATTCGTTTGATGAATCTAAATTTGGTTGATTTTCATATAATTTAATAGTCTTTATTATATCACCAGCTTGTAATTCTAATCCTGTTTTATATGTACCATCTGCCATCATTACCAAATCGGTGTCTAACAATTTAGGCCTACTAATATCTTGGGTGTTTGTGATATATGACTTTCTAAAGTTTGAGTCTATTTCGAAAGTTTCAGAATTATAAGTAACATTATCATACAATTGTACATTACCATGTTTAGTATATGCACCAATTGAAATAGATTCTAATGTCGATGGATATAATAAATTATATGAACGAACTATACTGACTACATTATTTTCAATTTTATTTAAATTTAAATGATACTCCATTAAAAAATATTCATCGGTTACATTTTGTAATACCACATCTAATTCTTCCAATGTAGTTACTTTATAAAATTTAGGGTATTCGTTTCTGTCGTATACCGGATATTTAGCTTTTAAAATAAAATTTGGATGTACTCCATTATCCGATATCGTTGTTATATTTGATATAAGTTCGTCATTTTCATTTTTATATGCAAATTGATGGCCAAATTCAGTAGATTGGATTAACTTTAAAAAATTAACTTTATCCTTACAATAAGTTTCATCCAATATCGCCGTAACATCATATGCACTTCTTATAATTAGATGTGTATCGGAATCATCAACGTGTGGGATAGTTATATTACCACCTACTTCCTCAAAAGCATATTCAATATTTAAACCAGTACATAAAATTTCTAATTTATCGTGAAATTGTCTTATGCCACCAATATATGTTACTTTAGTAAAGTTATTGGTAGTTATGAAATTGGATAATTCATCTAAATTAAATAAACTATTATATTGTTCTTGTGTTAGTCTGTTGATACCTGAATTTGTGTTTGTTTCAATTGGTAATAAATTACCTACCGAATTATATACAAAGTCGGTTCCTAATAATACTGTTCTCATATTTTATGTTTCTATTTGTCTATAAATATAAATTAATTAAATAAAATTATATTATTTTTTTTCCATATTGAGGTTTTGGAATATCGTTTAAGTCTTCAAATAAGATAATAGGTTCTTCAATGGTTTCAATCTCATTTGAGATTATAGTGTATGATTGTGATCCTGTTTCTTGTTTTTCTTTTAATTCTAAATATAATCCTCTATTATAGATTGAATATGGTATTCCTATTCTTTTAAATGTCTCCTCAGCTTGTTCAATTCTTCTTAACCTATCCATTGGTGTATTCCACTTTGTTGTGAAATTAACACCATTCTCATATTCTAAATATTGTTTCTCCACATCTCTCCACTTTACTAATAGAGTTTGATGTAATAAAAATACGGAACAGGTTACTATTTCTGCCATACAATCTCTAAATTCCTCTACAAAGTCTAAAGTTTTTTGAAAATCTTCATCGGTTTCGTTTAGATATCCAACAATGATTTGCATACCAAACAACAATGGATATTCAAATTCAGTTCCCTTATTTTCTTCATTTACCTTTCTTACATTTTCAAAAATTTCTCTCACACCTTGAACATCGGTGTATTTTTTCATATGTTTAAGAACTGGTTCGGAATAAGATTCGAATCCTGTAATAAACTTTGTTAGTCCTGCTCTACGATATAATCTTATAGTTTCTATATCTCTCATTTGAGATTGTAGTCTAACATTACCACCGATATTAATATCTAATCCTCTTTCGATAATTTTTTCACACAATTCTTTTAACCACTTTGGATTACCATTGATAATTGAATCGTGACAAAAGAAATACTTCTTTCCTTTTGCAACCCATCCTTCTAATTCCTCTAACACATTTTCAACGGTTCTATATCGGTATTCAGGTATATAATCCGGTACTGAACAAAACGAACAACGATAAGGACAACCTCTACTCATTGTAATAGGTTTAGTGTCCTGATAAACTGACTTATAATAAAAATTATCTTCTAAAGAACTATAATCCGGAATAGGTAATGCATCCATTGGAATATTTGCTCTCATTTTATTGTGGATAAAAATACCATTTAATTGCCAAATTAATCCAGGTATAGACATTAAGGACTCCTCACTCCAATCTGACTTAAGTATTTCTACAAATGTCATCTCACCATCACCTCTACTGATTGCATCGATGAAAGTATATTCGTTTGTTTTATAATTTGAATTGGGTAATCTACCAAAGTCTAACACTTCAACACCATTACCACCAATTAAAATTTTAACCTCTGGATATTTTTCTTTTACTAATTTTGCAATTGCAAGTGTTGCATCTATATTACCATCGATAATACTAAATCCTAAAAATTTAGGCTTTGCTTTCTCTAAATATCTACCAACGAATCCGTATGCAATATCATATGTTTCCTGAAAATTATATAATAGATGAAACTGACTTTGTTTGGAGTATGTATTAAATAAATTGAAAAACTCACCTTGCTTATCCGGTGGATTTAAAAAGAAATAGTCAATTACTGGGTCAATGATTGCAACCCTTAATTCGGGTTCATATTTGTCTATCCAAGACTTTAAACCAACTATGCCGGAATAATAACCTGATTCATTGATATTAGGAACTTGTAATAACAAACAATCTTGTTCTTCTATATCTTGAAAATGGAATTTATGTTCTATCTCCAATCCTTTGCCTTTCTCTGCAAAAACAGTTTGACGCATATATTGTAGTAAATCGACTTTGATGTCAAATACTTCAACACCACTTTTCATTTGGTCATCTACTCTATTCTCAACTTTTTGAATTTGACTTTCAATATCAGGACTAATGATTTCGTCAATTTGCATGAATATAATAATTTAATTAAATATACAAATAATTATTGAATTTTCCAAATAAATCAATTTTATTCAAAAAAATAAAATCTATATTAATGTTGAACCATTGTTATTAATATAATTAATCATTATATCAGCCAATACTTTACAGCCAAATTCGGATAGGTGGTGGTCATTTATTACGCCTTTTGTTTCATTTATTATTTCCATCTTACCTTTATAATATGACCAATATAAATTATTTACTATTTTACTTTTTTCAAATTCGGAAAAAGCTGACCAATAAACTATTTTGTTATTTTTAAATGTATAATTTAACAAATCCATCCATCCCATTATTTCTTTTAAAAATAATTCGGAATCTCTATTTACTAAAATTTCTTGTAAAGTCCTCTCACTTATAAGTGGTAAATCTGGTAAATGATTAAGAATTATTGTATGGAAAAATTTGTTAGACATATCTGCTAGTCTAAATCTTGTTATTGATGACCATCCTATTATTATATAATCACCATCTTTGATGTTATTGATTTGTTTTATAATGGAATCTAATATCGTATAATTATCACTACCACCTTTAGCACAATTTCGAAATGGTAATTCTAAATTATCCGCAAGAATTTCTGGCCAAAATTTGGGTTCATACCCTTTCCATTTGATATATTCATCTGCCCACCGATAAGATTTATTATATCCCTCAGTATTAGAATCACCAAAAAACCATATCTTATTCATATTTTATAATATTGTTTAAATTAATTGGGGTGGGGGTTGGGGGAGAAAGTCGTTTTTTAAGAAAATTTTTAGAACATACCTTCTATTGATAGTCTATATCAATTCTCTTTTTATACTTATTATACTTTTTAATTTCATTTTAAGATTCAATATATCATCTTCCAATTTATCAATTTCATTTTGTTTTTCCATTAATAAGTCGTATGATGTCAGTCCTCTTTCATTATTTAAAATTCGTTTTAACCATAACTCATCTTTGTCACATAAAATATATAATTCATCCAATTTGTCTTTTGATATCATAGATAAAATTTCAACTTTTGATTTAAAATGTTTCATTTTATGGGAATCATATAATTCGGGTTTATATTCAATTTTATAATCAAAAAATTCCGACAATTTGTCTAGATGTATCATTTTGAATCCAAAAATATTCCATATACGATACAGATTTTTATATAAGTTTGGAGACCAATGTTCGGATTTATCATCAATCATATTTTCAATAATTACATCCAAATTCCAATCTTGTTTACGATTATTGGAGGTGTGTATTTTGCCCTCTATATTTCCCCACACATAATCGGTTTGAATCGCCGATATGATATGTTCACACGGATTTCTATATGTTACAATTGAATTTTGTGTAATATCGATTGGTGGATTAGGTGAATTTGGGTCTATATCCACTTCCGATTGGTTTATCCAATTAGAATTTCTTACAAATCGAATACCACACTTTGGAATACAAATAATTGGTTCTCTATCTTTATATTCATGTTTTGATAAAATCATAGTATTGTGTTTATTTCTTCATTAGGTCTCTTTTAAGACGCTTTAGATACCATATAGGAAAATATATCACCCAATACATAGAAACGACAAATACACCACCCATAATGACAATGGACATGGTTATAAGTCTTAAGATTAGTAATATAGTATTAATGAGAGATACCATTACCATAAATTGATGTCCAGATGCCGACTATACCAACCAAACACCAAAAGGCATTCAATATAATGTATGCACGGTTATCTCTTTCCCATGCAGCATAAGTTAAAATAACGGCATCGATAGTATTCCATATCCACATCCAAAGAAAAGGAGTATCAGGTCCCATAATAGAAAGAGTACCAAATGCAATGATTCTCATCACTACTCCGATATTCTCCATCCATTTAATTGTGGTTTCACTTAATAACTTTAGTTTTGACATAACTTTTATTTAGTTTGTAGTTTCTTAATTTGTTCTTGTAGTTCTACTACCTTACGAGCAAGATACCCTTGATTTTGTGCATCCGTAGTTTG